ATTCTTTAATGTCTCCACATCAATAGTTACTGGAACAAAATCCTGAATTGACATAGGTTATTTATTCAATCTGTTATACAAAAATTCCATTAAACCTGTGTTGTCGTATTGCATTGCTTTTTCCACAGTCTGAAGCAACGACGGACCTTGATTGACTACAGCCCTAAGACCAGGTCCATCTCCCCAATCAGCGCCAAAAGAAATAGGCTCATTAGGAAATTGAGTTGGTTCGTTAATTCCCACAACAGGTTTTAGTGGACGCTGTGGCACCTGTTCTACTTCAGCCATAGGAGCAGCAGTTTGTTGGTTGTAAGTAGCCTCACCTTGACCATAAGGCAGACCAGAAATATATGTAGCAGGCTGTGATGGTGAACCGTCAGTACGCTTGCTTAATGCTCCAGGACCAGATACAACCGCTGGATTAGTGGGTGCTTGATAACCGCCAACTCCTGCCATTAGTCTTCGTCCTCCTCATCTAGATATTTTTTAATTTCATCTTCAGTAGGTGCTTTATATTCAACCCAATTCGGGTAAGAAGTTTTATCCATAACAAATGACAACGCCAAATCTGATTTAAATCCAGCCTTGAGCAATGACTTATAATATTCATTAAGCCAAATGCAATACATCTCTAAGGCTGTATATTCTTCATTTTCTACAGTATGTGGTTTACGCCGACGTGGTTGCGGCTTCTTTTTACGCGGTGGCATAACTACCTCCGAGTTACAGTTCTTGCGCTTGCGCTAGCCTGTCCACCTAAAGTTAAATTAGATAATAAACTTTGTAAAGAAGGTACCTGTTCAGGAGCGCCTCCTACTGGAGCGCCAGCGGGAGCAGGGGACGGTTGCTCAACCATTTGTTCGGCAGGACCAGCAGGAGGTAATTCTTCTGGGGCAAATACTTCTTCAACTGCATCTTCAATAGCCACACCTTTTTGACGTGCTTTAATTACGTCAGCAATTTTCTTAATGACCATTGACGGGTCCCCGCCTTGAACTGCCATCTGTGGGATGGCTTGTGTATAAGATTGCAAAGATTGAACAAGCGACTTACGCATATTTTCAATCTCAATCTTTTCTTGTTCCTGTGTTACGTTAATGCCAAATGGCAATTCACGCATAGCAAGGTCTGTTGAAATCAAACCTCCGCCAAGTGCTTGCAACATAAAGATAAGACCCTGTGCTGGGTTAAGTCCTGCCAACATTCCATAGCGAACATCGGCTGAGTAATCCTTCTTAATATCCTTAGACGGCTTATATGTAATTTGGTATGGGCTACCAGCATCTACGCCACGGATAGTCTTTTCATAATCAAAAAACTTCTCATCTACTTCAAAGCAAACAGAAATAACATCACGCAGTGATGAGGCAAAGATAGCCTGAGCAGACTTGACCTGTGTGTCAAAGCCTCCCATAAGTGCCTGCACACCTTGTCCCGTGATGATGCTGGCATCAATGTTTCCTGTACGTCCCTCTGGATAGCGTGTTCCAGTACGTAATTCTTGCTGAAGTATCTGTTGTTCTGTAAATGCTCCAGGTGGAATATTTAAATCAACACGGCGTACACCAGCAGGGTTAGCGGTGCGAATAACTGCATCGCCACCCATCTCCAGTTCATTAACATCTGATGGAAGAACAATCGGAGACTGAACGGATTTTTCCGCTGCTTCCATCGCAAGTAATGCGAACCTATTACGAAGCAACTGAATACCGAGTACGTCATCAAACTGTCCCCGCATCTCGCCGTCAACTGACGGACGGCGTGCTACTACAACCATCATCTTGCCAATAGGATTTTTAGCCTGTGACAGTACTAGGTTATTGCGTTCTGGTACATACAGAATAGATTGCTGGTCGTCATAATAACGAACAACCTCTAACTGTGAGTTCATATCTGACTTGTACATTTCTCTGCCAAGCAAGATATTTGCATACTCAGGGAACTGCGAAGCAAGTTCTCCAGTAGCCATATAGTAGCGTTTTGCAAAGGCAATGCAGCGACCATAGCGGTCAAACTCTGGGTAAGCGCCCACTGGGTTTTCTATGCGGATACGCGGCAGCCCTGCTTCTTCGTCCAACTCAATTATGAATGGAACGAAACCAAATGTGATGTATAGGTCTGCGCCTGTATACATCTGGACCTGAAGGTCCGAATGAGCAAAATAATTAGTAGCAATACGAGTGCGGGTGTCAGCAAACTTACGAGCGCGGTCATTAGCCTGATTCGCTGCCGAACAGTTGACCGACGGTAGAGGCGCCATAACCTCTGACAAGTCACGTGCAACAATGTCAATAAAATTTGCAACGACATTTGCATCTACACCTTCAGGAAAGAAATCAGGATATACGCTAGCAATCTGACCTTTACGGACAGCAAGCACGTCTTGTTGGCGTGCATCACGCTCAGCAGAACGCTCACGTAGGTTCTCTACGCGGGCTGAGATTTGCTCAATAGATAACATTTAGTTCCTATCCGTATGTCTGTTGCCATTGGTCTGCAATGGCTTCGTCTAGATTTACTGAATAACGTTTTTGTGCCTGTGCCCTAGTAGCCCAACGATTGTGAGCATACCTTTGCACATAAGAGTTTTGCTGCATAAATTCACGACAGCGTAAAACACCAAACCACATAGCCATCACGCAGTCGGTCTTGCCTCTGGTATTAGGCTTCCACGTAATAAGTTGTTGAACTAAAGCCTTAAGTCCTTCAGAACCTTCAGTGCTAGGCAGTTCAATGATGTTGTTCTTTTGGTGCTTACCATTGGTGACAGTTCCAAAGAGCGTAGACATTCCTGCGACTCCGAAGTTGGTGTCCCATTTGTTTTTTCCAGTGAAGTGAGCATTGAGGCGAACACCATAAGATGCCAGCCATTGCTGTAAGTCGGAGTCAAGGGCATAGGCTTTTTGGTGGGCGTTGATTTCAACGCGGAGTTCCTGCGGCTTAAACCTTTGAACAAAGTCTTCAATTGCTTGCCTAATCTTCTGTGGTGTAGGTTCTGCCATATTTAAGCAGTCAAGTATGTAAATCTTTCCATCGTGCCTGTTGTATGTCATCGCAACAAAAGCAGCGTTGCCAGCCATAGCAGGGTCAAAACCTACAACGGTATAACCTTCAACTTGTGCAGGATGTCCTGCAGCCCCAGGTCTTAGTGGACCACGCTTGCGCATTCCATTGAGCGAACCTTGAACCAATTCGGCTGGAAAGATAGAATCTTCGTTAACATCTTCTTGCTGGTAGACCAGCGCCCACGTAGATGGAGTTACCTCTCCCCTACGTCGGGCGAGTGTTGGACCGTCCCATTTCGGGTAGAGCCCTTGCTCGTCAGGTGTCTCATCATCGCCATCCCACGGAACGTCCGATTTAGCCCAGAGAGTTTCCCAGTCTTTTGGGTTATCCGCATATGCCAGCACGGCAGGCATACCCATGTAAGTGAACGGGCTTTTACCGCCCGACCAATGTTTCGGGTCACGGAGTTCTTTGTAAAAGTCTGTCGGCGCAATTCTTGTCCCCACTACTAATAGTTTGCCGTTCTTACCTAAACGGGTGATAACTTCTTTTTGTAGCCAGTTAATCTGCTTTTCATACTCGTGAGCATTGGCAGTGGTAATGCAGTCATCCAGAATGATGAGGTCGGCACGGGCACCGTAGATTTGACCCCCCATACCGAGAGCCTGAATAGTCGGGTCCTTCTCAGATGAATTACGGGCATCGCTTCCCAAATAGACGGTGTCAACACGCCAGGTATCGGAATCTTCTTTCCATCCCCCTTCTGGTCCAAATGTTGTTTGCAACTTCAACCAGCGCGGGTGGCTTAACCTTTGTTTAATGGCATACACGAACTCACGTGCTTTGACCAACGTCTTAGAAACTACGATGATTCTGACATTAGGATTTAGTGCGATGCGGTAGGTAGAGTAGTTCACCGTAATAACGGTGGACTTAGCGTGCTCAGGCGGCACATTTACAAGAAGGCGGTTAGGGTCGCCCTTCTCATAAATCATATTTTGGTGGAGCCAACTAGGCTCCTGTCCCTCAAGTAGGTCAATCCAATCCTGATGGTGGGGGAAGACCTTCTGCTCTAAGAACATTTCAGAGAACTGTGGAAAACTTATATCCTCACGGGCTATGCCAAGGGCTGTCAGGGAACGCTCTTTAGCGTCTTCCTTTGCCTGGGCTAGGTCAGCGGCAAACTTCTTATCCCGCATCATCCAGATTCGGATAGTGTCGGGTTGCTTGCCCACCTCAGCCATTGCTTTGTGGGGAGCCCAACCTTCAGATACAAGGGCTATTACTTTAGCCTTTGCTCCAGCCATAGCCTCTGTCCTAGGGTTGGCTTTACCCTTCTGAAAAGTCACAGAACTGTCCCATCTACATACTATACTGATAGTTATACAGACAGTTAGAAACAGACAGTAGATACAGTCTGTAACGCAAGCCCTAAAGGCTTGCTACTATCAGTGGGCACTTTGTGCCCCTATATAGTATTAATCCGTTCAAACAGCCATTCCGAACGGTTTATAACAAAACTGTTATACAACTCACATAAAATACGGACAAAATAGGACAGTGCAGGGGTGCTATCTCTGTACGGGAAAATCTTTTTCAGTGTTACTCATACTAGAACAGCACAGATTTAAACAGTCTGGGGTCGTTGAGACCCCATCCTGTTAGGCTGTCGCCGTACTGTTACAGTTCAGTGGGACACTGACAGGCAGTCTCCCCTCTT